CTATTTATGGTAAGTCTACCGTCATATCTAGAGGGGGACGTTACATTGCCACTTCCATCAATAGTTACAATCTCATCATCAACATAGACATCCCCAAAGGAGTCTATCTCATGCCCAGCTACACCAATAATCCTGTGTAGGATTTTATTGCTAGACCCTGTGGTCTCATCAAATAGTATTACACCCCCAACACGTACCTCACCATAGATAACTGGATGATCTAGTGCAGTGCCACTTGTGTTAGTCTGGTATCCTCTGGGGCCACCTGTACTAGCACTAGGCTTAGGTGCCAATGCCCCTAGTAATGCGCTGACTGCCAATGAGGTTAATAGACTTGAGACAATACTACCGCCGACAATCCACGTACTAAAAGCAGCAGCAGTAACACCAGCAGCAGCAGTACCTGCACCAGCTAAGGCAGTGATAAAAGTACCCGTCAAAGCCATTAGTATTACCCTCCTAGGTATTTAGAGTAGACACGCTCAATAAGATTGAACCCTAGTCTCTCAAGCACCTTATCAAAGGGCTGGTGAACTTTAGTGTTAATTGTTAGGACTGACACACCATCATCTCTTAGGCATTTCTCAGCAAACTTAATAAGTCTAATACCTGCGAAACCCTTGCGGTGATCCTTGTGCAGATATATAATGTCATTACTAGCAAACATGTGATCTTTGTAGTGAATATTATGTGTAGACACTACGACGAAGTAACCCACGAGAATACTACCAGACCTAGCGGTAAATATCTTAAGGTTACCTGTGGCTTCCATAGCATAGTATGCGTCCCAGTCAGGGTTTAACTTAATGTTATCCTTGTTAAGTGCTATGTCTTCCCAGTGTAACTCTATTAGGTATTGACATTCATCCTGTACACTAGATAGAAACTCCTGCTGATATGTAAGTTTAGCCATTGTATCCTCATCGGGTTAAGTATTCTTAGGTGTCTTCTTACCCCATGTCAAAGGCTTATCCTGCATATCCTCTAGGAAGTCTAATCCCTTGTCATTAGGATATAGACCCTTCTGGTATGCAGATGTAAACCTAGCCACTCTAGGTCTCTCTAGATCAATTAGCTTGTTCTCAACTGTGAGTTCAATAGTAGATGTCTTAGGCCCATCGTCTATATTCATCTGGTCCATATAACCTGTGAATATCTCGTTAAAGTTATCTTCTGCTGTACTCTGGTCATTACCTGTCAATGTGCCAAAGTAAATCTTACATACGCGCCCTTGGTAAGGCTCTGTTAATGCAAGGGAGAGAATCTCTGATGGTATACCGCTTAACGTAAGTGTCGCACCTTTGACGGCCATCTCTGCTGTTTCTTCAATAGACGATACATCAAGGAAGTTACCAGCACCAGCCCACTCAGTACCATTGGATAGCGTTAGCGTACCTATGCCATTCCACATACGAAGTACGTTGTCACCATCAAACCCAAGTTCAACAGCGAAGAAAGGGAATACACTATCCTCAGATATATCTGTTATGGTATCTGCTGTTAGGTCTCTTGACATTTAATATTCCTATATAGCTTCTACAGCTTCAAAAGATATACCATAGTTTGATTGATTATTAATCGAGTATGATGTGACACCAGATGATAGCCTAAAAACACCCTTGGCGTTCTCATATACCACTGTAGCATCTGTGTAGGTAGCCCTTAGTGCGGGCCATATTTCAAGAGACCCATCCCCAGTGAGGTCCACTAGCACCTGATGTAACCTAGATGAAGCACCTGTACCTATTTGGATGTAGTCACCAGCCTTTAGTGTGCCAGTCATAGTGACAGTTACAGTAGAATTACCAGCAGTCCCTGAGAGAGTACATGAGGATACATCGCCTTGTGCAGTAGCGTAATCAGGGTCGCTCAGGAGGAACGTACCAACCTGACCTTTGAGTCCCAATAGAAAGGCTTTCCAAGGTGCCGCTAAGTCACGTCCTATAGGGGGGATACTAATGGATGCTTCCCACTTCTCCCCCCCATGAGAGATAGCCTGTTGCTTAAACGTGAATGGAGACTGAGAAATAGCTACAGCATTAACTGCTCTGATCTCAATACTCTCGAAACCAATAGTTGTTGGTAGAGCTAATGGATACGTCAGACTCATAGTTATTCCTTAGTGTTACAGTGTTTAACCAAAGGCTTGTTTTGTAGCACCGCCCCTGCGTCTATCGTTTATCATGGAAGCCTTAGTCATCTTGGCAATCTCAGGTGCAGCTTGTGAGATAAGCTTCTTGACAGTCTCATCACCATTAGCTGCAAAGGAAAATGTCTGGTAGATATTGACATCACCTGTGTCATTAGACCCACTAGCCTTAACACCCAGTTTACCATCAGAACCCCTAGACAAAGGCATGATAGCCTCAGGCCCAGCTTCACCCATGAGACCAGTCTTATTGCCAGCCATAGGGAACATGGTAGCCGATGATACTACACCACCAGTAGCAAATGGGATAACATTACCATTACCAAAGGCATTACCATCTGCACTGCCAGTGACAGCCCCAACAATACCTGTGATAAGGTTAGTACCACCTCCACCACCGCCTAAGGTAGCAGTAAGGTTAGCCACAAGTCTCTGCACAACTAGAACCTCAAAGAGTTGCTTGATAATACTAGCTGCCATCTCCTTGAAGGCTTCCTCAACAGACTTAGTGCCATCTACTACAGACATTAGGCTATTACCCATAGTGTTGGCAATAGACTTCGCTAGGTCTTCCTGCTGCTTTTGTGTGGCTGCAATAGCATCTCTCTTTTGTTCCTCAGCTACAATAAACTCAGCAGATTGCCTAATGGCCTCATTCGAGTATTGGTCACGTGTATCTCCTAGGTCTTTCTCTAGGGACTGTATCTCACGTAGTATGTCACCTTCTGTCGTTAGGTTAGCCGCTAGTTCAGCTACAGCAATAGCTTGTGCCTGTAATTGCAGGAGGGTCTTTTGTGGATCATCTCTTGAGGAACTACCGCCACCACCGCCAGAGGAACCACCAGAGCCACCGCCAGAGGAACTGCTAGAGGAAGGGGGTATGTAGTCGGGCCTATTCTCCTCTGGTACGACACGTGGAGAAGTATTCCTACCAGATAGAGGGCCACCTCTCGGGTCAAAGAAGTCAGGGTTACCCCCTGTTAAACTTTCTAAGCTGGTCTCTAAAGATTGTGCCCTAGCAGCAGCAAGGTTATCCCTAAGTCTGCCAGCTTCATTAGCAGCCTCTGTTATACCTGAGGATACATCTGCTCTACCTAATGCCTGTGCCTCAGCCAAGGCATCCCTAAGCTCTTGCTTTAGGTCCTCAGATACATCCAAGGTAGACAACATAGCCTCAAAGGTTTTTTCCTCTGCCTCTTGTCTAAGCAGCGCAACATACACGGATTCTTCCCCAAGGAGATTAATAGCCTGTTGTATCTCGTTTTCTTGAAGCATAGTCGCAAGTAGTTCATCTGCGGTTTGTTTGTCTTCAGCCTTTGCTTCTTGGGCTTCCCTGAATAGGGCAACCATCTTATCTAGCTCAATATTGTAGCCTACTTGACCATTAGTTGAATCTTCTGTAGCTGCCCCCAATAATTCCATCTGGAATAGGGCAGAGGATAAGGCCTTAAAGAAATCTTGCTGACTCTCAGTCAACTCACCAGATGTATCAACCGTAGACTGAAATGCGTCCCTAAGAGATATAGCAGCATCGTACTGATCTTGTAACCCAGTTGATTCATCAAGAGTATTAAGAACATCTATAAAATCTTCAGCAGGCCCAATTTCCATTAACCATCTGGAGCCGTAATTTGGTTCACCAGAGAGTAACTCATCAACTTTACCAAGGCTACTCATCGTGCTTGTCAGAGACTCATTAAGAGCAGTTATACCTTGGAAAGCCTCTACTTTAGATATTGCTATTAAATCTGTATAAGCTTGTGATATTGCCTCTAGGTTTTCCCTTGTGACAGAGAAGCCATCACCACCAAAACTATCCACAGATTCAGCTAAGTTTATATACTCTTGTAAAGCTGACTTAGTGTCGTCTAGTTGTGTACTAACTTCTTCCGCTGATTTACCTAGGTTAAACATTAGGCCCGCTAGTCCTGTTATTACAGGTATTGCAATACCTAAGCCAGCGGATAGACCAATTGCTGCTTTCATACTTATGCCAAAGTTAGTGGCTACCATAGGCAGAACACCAACCAACTGTGTAGCCTGCTGTGAGAAAGCTACCATTATCCTTTGCCCAGATTGCACTTGAACAGCAAAGTCACCTACTTGGTAACCAGCCTGTTGAATTGCCATACCCATACGGTTAGCTGACTTACCCCCAGCACTTGACCCTTGTACAAACTGATTAGACCACCCAGATGACTTATCTGCCTGTGCATTAAACCCAGCAAAACTAGTCTTTAGTCTATTGATAGACTGCTTGTACTCAGTGGAGCTTAGGATACCTAACGCCTGCGCCCTAGTAATCTCTTCAATAGCCAAGTCATACTGTTTAGCAGCGGCCTTTGCAGGGTTATACTTAGCAGTTAGCCTGTCCATCTCCCTAGCTTGCATACGAGTAGCATTAGCAGCCTTAGTAGCAGCAGCAACAGCAGCCTGAGCCTCACGACGCTTCTGATTCTCAAGAGCTTTAGAGTTAGCCATCTGAGACTTTATTTCACGTAGGTTTCTACCGAACTCCGTCTGCATAGCCCTAAAAGCTTTAGTAGTAACCTTAGCAGACTTGCTCGCAGTTACCCCAAGCCGCTCAAGCGCAGCATCGGCTTGCTTAAGTGTTGGAAAGGTTACTACTAGGTCAAAACTGCTCATGTTATATCTACTTCTCTTTAGTCACCCTAAGGTAAACTTCATCTAACTTTAGTATGGCTTCGATTTCCCAAGGTTGTGTCTTAACCTCTAGTAAATCCTTCCAAGCCTTAATCTCTGTGAATGAAATAGGGTTAACACCTGAGTCATTACTTGTTCTTCTATTGCTTAAACGACAAAAGGCAGCCCAGAGATAAGTTACAACA